CGCTCTAGTTGACGGGAAAAATCGTAAGCTTTTTGGACATCTTCGGCATCGAGGCCAGACACATGGATATAAGCGTTACTCTCTTCAGCATCCGTTATAGGAGTTTGTGTGGTGTCAGTTTTCATTTTCTTAAAAGGGTTCCTCCAGCGGGGCACTTGCTCCACAAAACGTATTTGGTTGTTTGTGAATCCCCGCTGGAGGGGTAATCCTAGCTCAATACGCTTTCAATATATGCGTTGATGGAGCAAATGACGCAGTTAGCCTTATCCTCGCCATCTTGTCCGTGGTTATATCCCTCTTCATCCTTCGTTGCGGCCTCAATAAACTGCGCGATGTCGTGCAGGAATGAAAGGCTTTCCGTGGATGAGGCGAACAGCTTGGCAATGCGCAATGCCTCTTGCGGCCCTGCTTGCTCGCTAATCTTTGCAACTCCCCTATCATTGGCATCCAGAACCATATCCGCATCAGCACGGAACGGAAGCTGGAATGGGTTCTCCTCCTTGAATTCGTTGGGAACGATTAGGTTGCTCATAGAATTTCAATCCCCTGCTCGTCTCCAAACCCTTCTACTTCCTCATGCGATCCTCCAACAAAGAAAACAATGCAGTTCCCTTCGTCGGCATTTACGATGTAGGCAATGTTATCTGGATTGGCGTAAATTGTTTCTCTGCCAGAGGTTGTTAGTCTAATCAGTTTCATGGTGTTATGCGATTTGGTATTGGGAAAAACGCTTCCCGTTCTTGTTGATGGTTTTCTCGTTGATGGCAAGCCCCTCGCTCCTCATCTCGTGGATACGGGCGGCTAACCTAAAGCATCCAAACTTGTTGAGTGCTTGGAGTGCCGTTAGGGGCTTCCCTGTGGCGAGGTATTTCATTATCATCAGCGATTGTGCTGGTCGTTTGTGTTTCTTTTTCATTGGTTGCGTTTGTAGTGTGTTAGTGTGGTTCTGATCTCATCGGCTATTTTTTTGGTTTTGCCTAGAGAATTGTAGCGGTTGATAAGTTCAAGCGATTGTAGCAATGCGTCCAGTTCGGCTTGTAGGTGGTTGATTAGTTCTTCTTTAGAATCCATTTTCCTCCTTGTGTTTTAGGTTGTTGATCTCCTTCTTTGTTTCTTGAAGGGAGATTTTATTCAGCATCATCGTGCATTCCAGAGGATGATCCCTGTAGAAGAGGGCAATGCTTCGCTCTGTCTTTTTGCGGCTATACTCAAGCACCTGGAACGCACCAATCAGGAGCGCACCCACGATGCCAAGTGTGCCAGTAATGATGACGATAGTAATCATTTGGATGTTTCGTTGAAGTTTTGAATAAGCTTTTCTACTGCATTCCATTTAGATCGCTCTACGGCTTTTGACGCTTCAAGTAAGCAAGCTCCAAGTCCATCGCTTCGCTTGTGCTTGAAAGTGGTAATGACTTCGTGGTTGATTCTAACCTCGTAGTTTCTTTCTCCAAGGGGATTGGATTCATCTCCCCCTCCAATGTTGACAATGGCGATCATTGGAGGATTTTTGTCATGGCCTCGTTGATGGCTTCCGCTTGTTGGAAGAACATGGAGTCCAGCCTGTCAAAATGGGCTGGCTGTTTGAGGTTGCGGTATGGGGATTCCACTGCCTTCTTCAACGCGATCAAATCGTTGAGGATGATTCGCGCACGGGGAACGGAGATTCGGATCTCATCCAGTCCTGCGTGTTCGGCTTGGGTGATACTGACCTTGAAGAGCGCATCATGCGCTACAACTGCGTCTGCCTTGGCTTTCATTATGGTGTTCATGTTTTGTTCAGCGGAGGTTGTGCCGCTTGGTATGAGTCTTTCAGAATTTTTGAATGAGTCAACACACAAAATGAAAAAAATTTCATCGGCCCTGGAGCTAGTGTTTATGCGGTTAAAAGGAAAGGGCGAGGATTTCTCCTCGCCCTTGATGCGTGTTCAACAGACGGAACATGAACCGCCGTCCAAGGTTCTCCCTTGGCTCTATTCGCAAAATCTCAATCTCGCCTTGACTTGGTTCCAGAACACTTCCACTTGGCCCGTGATAGGCGAAGAGGAGAGTTGGGATCTTTTGCCGCCGCTGGGTGCTTCTTCATTTGACCCGCAGAACGAGCGCAATAGGAATCTCCCTTGCTTGTTCCCGGCTTGATGGTCGCCCCCTTCTGCCCATATCGGACAGTCTTCTCCCTGCCAGTTTTAGGGTTTGTGATAGTCTTGGAGAATTTCTTTTCCATATTAAAATGGAATGTCTTCGTCCCTATCCTTCGGGGCGTAGCCGTTGCTCTTGTCCTTGTTGTGCTGGTCAAAGCCCTTCTTCTTGTAAGGCTCGCCAATCTTCATGGAAAGGAATTCCTTCCCTGCCTTGCTGGTCTTCTCCCAAATGCTGATCTCGTATTCCTTCCCGTTCACATTGATCGGGCCACTCCACTTGGGGGCGTTGGGGTTTGCATTTTCTTTGCGGAATGCGGCTCCGCTATTGGTGTTGTCGTATGGCATAGTGTTGGTTGGTTACTTCTCGTCAAAGCGCATAAAGCTCTCACGAAATTCAAGAGGGATTCTAGCCCGTCCACAGGCTCTTGCAAGCCTTATATTTAAGAACCATTGGTTCTCATCGTCGCGTTCAATCACCAAGAAAAGGTCGCAGTCGTGTTCGATTGCTCTGGATTCGCGGCTTGCCCCGTCAGCGTTAAGCTGGGTAAGGGCAATGATGGTGATGTTGAGTTCCTTGGCAAGCTGTTTAAGCGTCCTAGAAGCCTCTGCAACCTGTCTTTCGCGGCTGTCCTTACGATCTGCGGGGGATAGCAACTGAATGTAATCTACGACGATTATACGAGTCCTGTGAACGGCACACATACGGCGCATTGCCGCCCGTAGTTGAAGCGGGTTCACATCCCCTTCGTCGCGAATGAAGATAGGGAGTAATGATGCCTGTGCCGCCGCCCTTGAAATGCCATCAATGTCTCGCTTGCTAGGCTCCTTGCTTAACACGCTGATGTCCACTCCACCATAAGATGAAACGAATCGGTCAAACAACTCACCACTACTCATCTCTAGGCTGATGAATCCCACGGGATGTCCAGCGTTGGCGGCACGGGTAGCCATGTTGACTGCCATGCTGGTCTTCCCTCCCTTGGTTGCGGCTCCGATTACGATCAGTTGCCCCTCACGGAAGCCCCCTGTAATATCATCCAATGGCTTAAATCCAGTTGTAACGCCAATCAGCTTTCCCCTGTTCTTAAAGATTTCCTCGTAGGCGTTGACCCTGTTTAGAGCAACCTCTTTCAGCGATTCAATACGCCCCTTGCTCTCTGCATCAGCGGCTACAGCGACCAATGCTTTCTGAACAACTTCGCTTAACTCTCCTGCCTCCGCTGGATTGTGGGCTGAAGCGATAATCCTTTCGGCGGCAGAGATAGCTAGTCGTGCCGTGTGTTTGTGTCGAAGGATCTCTAGGTATTCGCGCCAGTTTGATTGAACAGATGGGGCCATGAAGCATTCCGTTAAGAATGCCGCACCACCCGCATCATCCAATGTCCCTGCATTGGACATGGCATCTGTGAGCGTGACTAGATCGCAGTCCTTCCCTTCCTTCCATAGTTCCAATGCCGATTCAAAGACTCGCTTGTGGCAAGGGTGATGAAATAGCTTGGGAGAGGCATAGTCTGCCGCCTCGTTTAGAATGCTGATGTTCTGGATCGCGCAAGAAAGGAATGCTTTCTCTGCGTCAAGGCTGGCTGGTGTTGTTGTCATGGTTTTTGCTGATTTCTGTTTTGAGTAGTTCGTATGCTTCCTGCATCTCTGATCGGTCTGCCCCGTCAACTGCGGCCTTGGCTAGGATCATTGCCGCATTGCGTTGCTTCATAACTTCGGAAAGCCTATCAAGCATGGCGTTAAAGTTCTTTTCTGTGTAGGGAGTGGTCATAGCTCCCATGCGTCTTCTCCGTCTAAATCTTGCCCGATGATGGTAGCCTTAAATCCAAGGTGATTTAGCAAGTTTTTAAGGTTGTTGTGTTCGCATGGGCCAGTTGCCGCTTCAACTCCATCAACAAAGATAGTCGCGCCAGACTCATAGCAACATCCATCAGCGCATTGGTGCGTGTATGGTCGGATTGTGATGGTTATGTTTTTCATTTCTTCTTCCTCCCACGGGGCTTGGGTTCTGGCTTAGCGGCTTGCATGGCCCAATAAAGTTCAACTTGCTTCTGGAAGACAAACCACTCCTTTGACAAGTCATCGCGCCAGATAACCTCAAAGTCTCCTTCCTCTTCCTTGCCGATTCGGACGATTGCGTGGTTGGTGATCCTGTGGTCTTCAGCATCAATCTCGCCTTCCCATCCATTGCAATTCCATAGCTGTGCGTATCCAGCGCATTGCCTCCAATAGCTCTCGCTGATTTTCTTACTAGTCTTGAAGTCAATTAACACATGATCTCCATTCGGTTTCTTGGCGATCAAGTCAATGGTTCCTCCGTACTTGTAAGCCTCGTTTACAAGTTGAATCTCCGTTGCTACCTTCTCAAGGTTCTGCTCATCCCACCAATCAACAAACTTGTTGTAGCACAAAAGAGCCTTGTCAATGTCCTCCTGTCCATAGTCGGATAGATCGGCCACTTGATTATTCAAGAAGCACTCGATAAGGAAATGAGCAATCGTGCCAATGTCTGCGGCCTTGTCTCGCTCCTTACGATAGTCCTTGCCCTCAGTTCCTAGTTTCCATGCCCAATGAAGCAATGCGCTTGCATCGTCTCCAATCTTGCAGATGGTTGACCCTCCGGGAACTTTCGTGCCATCGGATAGGTGGTAGGTTTGGTGTGGAGCGTTGCGCTCTAGTTTTACTTTGTTCATAAATTTATTTAGTTAATGATTCTGAAAGAAGTCTG